ATCCCGTCAGACTGACCTGGACGAAAGGTTCAGAATCTCGGAAATAGCCGTTTGAAGGACTTGCGCTAATGGTTGCCTGCCCTTGCAACAGGCGTTGCTTCTTGTACTTTTCAAGTTCTAATTTATTTAAATTCGTTTGCTGCGCGAGAAAAGCGACCAGCACACCAATGTCATAGTGCGC